TAAAGCTAGAGAACCTGGTGGAAGATTTAGTGTACCTGATATTGAATTAGCTTTACAATCTATTGGAGAAAGTTCTAACAAACAAACTTTCTTAGCTGGTCTAAGAAGAATAGGATTAGAGATAACAGGTAGAGCACTAACAGATTATGAAACAATATTTAATGTAACAAGAGATGAAATTCCTAAGGGATACAATAAAGTAATAGATCAATATGATTATTTCCAAGGAGTTCAATTTACTGAGGATGATAAAAATTCTATTAATCCTGCAAATTTATTTGGAGCAAACTAATGGCACTTTTATCAGTAGCAAATGTTGATGAATATAGAAAAGAGTATGCAGAAGCATTAGCTGCGCAAGAAGAAAAATTAGGAGCACCTATAAGTAATGAATTGATTACAGAAAAAATATATGGTGTTATATCTCAAAAAGCAGATGTAGATTATTTTTCTTTTTACAAAGCTTTTAATCCAGATGGTAAATATTCTAATATAGATTCTTTTAGGGAAACAATTAAAGATAAAGATTTAAACGATACGGAAATTATAAACAAAGCTTACGGTGAGTTACAAAACACAGGTAAAGTAAGATTTAAAGATTTTGTAAATACCTTTGCACCTAAAGAAGAAGATTTAAGTGAAGCAGTAAAAAGAGATTTTAATATTATTGGTTTAAATATACCGGATGTGGAATACTCAGTGAAAGAAATAGCGGAAATGAGAGGAGTTAATCCTGATACAGATGTAGGATTAGCGGAAATAGGCTTTGCACAAAGCTTAGCAAGAAATGATGCTAACGAAGTTTTAGCTTCTAAAAAAGTTTTATCAGATTATTTTGGCCAAGAAATTCCACTAAGATATGGCCCCGAAACAGAAGAGTTAGAATTTTTAAATCCTAAAACAGGAGACTATGAATTATTAAATAAACCAGGCATAGATGCTGGGGATATGGCAAAGTTTGGATCAACTGCAGCGGTTATAGTTCCTGAAATTGTTGCTACAATATTTGCAACTGGTGCTACAGGACCTACTGGAGGTGTAATTACCTCAGCAGCTACGAGTGCTGCATTAGAAACAGCTAGACTTGCTCTAGGTCATCAACTTTATGGTATCAACCAAACAGAAAAAGGTTTTACTGATTACCTTAAAAATGAAGGTAAAGACATGGCTGTTTTAAACGGAGCGCTAACAACAGCTGGTTTTACTGTACCTAAACTTTATCGAATGATTAAACAATTTAGAAATATGGGTAAAATAAATGCTTCTGATTTTGGTGGGACAATTAAAAATGCGGAACAAGCTCAAGAATTAATTACAAAAATAAATGATAGATTAATAACTTTAGGTACTAAGAAAAAATTAAAATTTACATTAGGACAAGCAGGAGATGACGCTGAACTACTAGCATTACAAAACGCTTATGAAAGCAATCCTAAATATGGTGTAAAAGGAATTTTTGATAGTTTTAATAAGGAACAAGCTGAAGCATTAGATACATTTTTTCTTTTAGCAAGTGATCCATATAACTACAAAGGTATATCAGGTAAAGATAATATATTATCAGATGAGTTAGGTAAAAAAATACAAAATGTAATCCTTCAAAGATTAGAACCTAGACAAAAAATATTAACTAAAGCTTTAGAAGCAGCAGAAACAGATTTAACTGAAGCAGTTATAAAACTTCCGGGAGGATCTCAAAAAGAAGCAGGACAATCTATTAGGGGAGTGATTGATACCTTGTATAAGGATTTTGATGAGCTTTACGATCAAAAGTACACAACTCTTTTTGCAACAGGTAAAGGAAGAAAAGTAGGTACTGATATAATAAGAGAAGCGGTGAAGAGTTTAAACAAAAGACAAAAAGATACATTATTTAAAAAATACCCAGATATAAAAACTTTTTTTAATGCACCTAAAGGTAAAACAGTATCAGTTAATACGTTAAAAAATACTTTAAGTGATTTAAGAAAATTTGATAGAAGTATTAAAAAAGGAACATTACCAATAGAGGGAGAACCTGTAGAGGGTGCTGTATCAAAGTTAATAGGCTCTATAAAAGAGCAGTTTAAAAAAAGCTTAGGTCAAGACGATGTTTGGTATAAACAGTTTAGAACACTAGATCAAGAATACGCTACTAATAAAAAACTATATAGAGGAACCATAGGAAAATTATTACAAACAAAAGATGGTGTTTTAAAAATAGCAGACGAAGATGTGTTTGCTCAAACCTTTAAAAAAGGTGCTGGTCAAGAAATGAGAATAGATCAGATTTATGAATTATTAAAAAGAAAACCAGAATTTATCCAAACTTACAAAGACTCTATATTGAAATCTTATAAAACATTTGTAGATCCTGCAGACACTGGAAAGATTAATTTAGTAAAACATCAAAAATTTTTAAATGATTACAAATACGCTCTTGAAACATTCTTTGGTAAAAAAGGTTATAAAGAGATTACTAAAGTTGGTAACTTAGCTAAAAAAGTTAATGAAACATCTCTCAAAAGAGATAAAATAATGAAACAACTGGGAACTACTACAAAAGGTAAATTAGAGAATATGGACCCAGATAAAATTTTTCAATACTTATACAATAATAAATCACCTACAACTTTAAATAAAGTTATGACGATTATCAGACAGGATGATAATTTATTGAAAGCTTTTCAAACAGTTGCCAAGGACGATTTAATGTTTAAAGCAACTAACAATAGAGGGCAATTTGTATTCGATAAGTTTGCAGATTATATGAAAAATAATAAACAAATTTTAGAAAGAACTTTTGCTGACAACCCTCAGTACGTAAAAGATTTATCTTTGTTTAGAGATGCTTTGGAAGTAACAACTAGAAAATCAACTCAAAAAACTATTAGTAAAGCAGAAACTGCTTTAAATGATATTATTAGAGCTAGACTTGGACAATTTACAGTAGCAGGTAGAACATTTACCGCTTTGAAAAAAATATTTAGATCAGACATTGATAGACAATTAGCAGAAATTATGACAGATCCTAAAAAATTAGATCAACTTCTAAGTTTAAAGAATGTGAAAACAACTTCAGACACAGCTAAACAAACTATATCTAGATTGTTCGGTTACTATATGTTTGATGAAAAATTCTTTGAGGATGATGAATACAGTCCATTAATTATTGATGCAGTCAATAACACAAAAGTATCCGAAGCTGTAATTGATGCGCAAGAAGGAGATGATCCAGTAGAATTAGCAGAATTAGAAGGTAGTAAATTACCTTTAAACTTGACAGCAAGTACAGCTGCTCCAGGAGCAATGCCACCAATGGCCCAACCTCAAGGAATAGCGGGAGTGCAGTCAAGACAAAACTATGAAGCAATGTTCCCTGACGATGCTTTAGGAACAGCTATATCGAAAAGAGGAATCGCATAATGACTAAATCAGCTCTAGAAAAAATTGAGTCTCACGAAAAATTATGTAGAATAATGCAAAAACAAACACACGATAGAATGGAAAAAATAGAAGGTTCCATTGGAAGAATAGAAAAAATATTAATAGGCTGTGCTAGTGGTTTACTAGCCGGTATGGGTTTTATTATTTTTGAACTACTGACAAGGATATGAAATGGTCGCTCCTGTCCTTGGCCTTCCTGCATTATTACAAGCAATAGCTACAATTGGCGTTGGTGGAGCCGTAGGATATAAAGCACAAAAAGATTTACAACCAGTAATAAAATCGTTAAAGAACAGTCCGGAAGATATGGATAGTTCAGAATTAAAAATGTTACGGGCACTATTGCTGCCTAACCAAGCTGTAGCTCAAGAGTTAAAAGATATGACTACTTCTAGATCTGTTAAAGCAACAGGAGATGGCCAAGTATTTGCTCCCGATGCAGATGAAATAGAAAAACAAAAAGAAGATTTAGAGATACTTTTGAAACCACCCACAAGAGCACCCGAACCAGTTAAACCAGTCATAGAAATATTTCCTGGGGATACGTTAGAACCTCCGCAAATACCAACTACAGAAAAACCTGAAATACAAACAAAAGAAAGTTTTCCGGATTTATCAGAAGAAATAAATAAACCACAAATATTTGAGCAAAAAGAAAGTAAAGGTATTATGGGAACAAATTCTCAAGAGGGTGGAAAAATAATTAAAGATGTGACTGCCGGAGTATCAGCACAAGAGGATGCTGTACCTAGTTTATTAGAACAAGGAGCACTAGCAAAACCTATTAAAGATTTCTTTAATGAAGATGATCAAGTAGTAAATTATAAAATTGGTGACACTATTGGAGCTTATGGAGGAACTGTTGAAAGAAGTTTGGATATAGAAGCAAATGTAAAACCTGATTTTAACATAGATACATTTGGAGAAGTTATAAAAGAAAGAGCAAAACAATTTAATCAAGACGCTGTGTTTGTTGCTGAATCGGTTCCGGCAGATTTTGAAGGAGCAAACGTAGGCTTTAGTTTAGATTTTGGTTCTGATTTAAAAATGAAAGATGCTTTAGATGTGTCTGGAAAATTATCAGAGACAGCTCAGTTAGATGGTTTTACTTTTAAAGTTAAAAATTTAGATACATCAGGTTCGTCAATATATTTACCACAAAATATTATAGATGCAGAGTTGACAGAAAAAGCTATTAAAAGATACGGGATAACTGATGAAATTAATAAAGCAGGTTTCATGATGCCTGATGGTAAAATGTTAAATTTTTCAAGAAACGGAAATGTAAGGGACACCGAACACCGGAGAATCAATCTGACAATGGGTGGTTCTGACGTAAATGATTTTGGACCAATGTATGATTTTATGAACAAGACCGGTGCTATAAGATTAACAGGTAATGCTAATAGACTGTATGCAGAACTATCTTCTAAACCATCTAATACACAACTAAGAAAAATTGTTGATGAATATAACAATAATAGAGAAAAATATGATTCAATGATTATAAGTATTACAGTTCCCGGCAAAGAAAAAGGTAGCGGTCAGTTTGGTCAACCAAAAATAGAAGCACAAGAAAAAGGTATTGATCTAAGAAAGCAAGACTATAGATTACCAAACGAAGCTTTTTACGAAGTTAATGGAGAGAAAGCAAATGCTACAGATATTTTAAATAAATTTAAATCTACTGATGTAGCAGGCAAAACATTTACTGGTATCAGACAGTTAAACATTCCTGATTTTTCAAATATTTCTGATCAAGAAGCGTTACAAAAAATAAGAAATTTACAAAACAATATGGGTAAGTTTATTGAATCTACTGGATTAAAAACTCTGGACAAACCTAAAACAAAATTCTATAACACTAAACTATACACAAAAGGAAAAGATTATTAATGGCTACAGTAAAAGGATTATACGATTTAATTAAAAAAGAACAAGCTGAAGGTAAGCCTATAGGCATGTTTGAACAATCTATCATCGATGCTTATGAAGCAGGCAAAGATGATAAAAAAACAAAAGAAGTAGATGTTTCATTTGTAAAAAATAAAGATGAAACTAATTAAAAAATATCCTTACACACATTACAATCGTTTTTCAGACACTACCGGTAGAAAATATTTAGTAGGTCAAGCTAAAGTTCCAAGTGTAACAACAATACTATCAGCCACTAAAGACAAACGTTTTTTAGAAAATTGGAGAAGAAAAGTGGGTAATGAAGAAGCCGACAGAATAATGAGACAAGCATCTACTATTGGTACAGAAATGCATCAAGTATTAGAGTACGCGTACAACGGACAAGGGTATTACAACGCTAACGAAGAAACAGGTAAACAGCCTAGGATGATGGCTAAAATAATATTACAAAATTTAAAGATAGAAGAAGTTTGGGGTAATGAAGTATCTTTAGAATACGAGAACCAGTTTGCAGGGACAACGGATCTTGTAGCACTAGCGTATGGTAAACCGTCCATAGTAGATTTTAAACAAGCAAACAAACCTAAACGAGAAGAATGGGTAGATGATTATAAGTATCAACTAGGAGCTTACTATCTTGCACATAAAAAAAACTACGGGCCTATCGAACAAGGGGTGATTAGTATTTGCACAAGAGATCTTCAATACCAAGAATTTAAAATGAATGAATCAGATTTAATGGAGTATGGAGATAAGTTTTTAGAAAGAGTAGAACAATTTAAAAAGTTACAATAACCAATCTTTAAGTTCTTCTTCCCCTAAAGTTTTTGCAGCTATCTGTCCTTTTATAGTTAAAGCTTTCATAATTTTTTCATCTATAGTATTTTCAGTTATAATATCAATAATCACAACAGTTCCTGTTTGCCCTGATCTATGAGCTCTGTCTTCAGATTGTTTTCGTACTTCTAAATTATAGTTGTTAGAGAAGTAAACAACTGTATTAGCAGCAGTTAATGTTAGACCATAACCACCTGTTGTTGGATTGCTTACAAAAAATCTTACCTTAGGATCATTTTGAAATAACTCTATAGCTTTCTGTCTATCTTTAAGTTTGGTGGCCCCATATATTTCAACAAAAGATTCTTTACCATATTTAGTAGTAAGAAATTGTTTTATCTGTTCAATGTTATAAATGTAATTAGCCCATATAATAATTTTATCATCTGTTTCTTCTATAATTTCTTCAAGAGCATTAATTTTTTGTTTACCAAACTCCATCATTTTTCCATCATCGTCCTTACAAAAACCATTAGTTAATTGATGTAGTTTTATCATCTCGGTTAATTTGTTACTGAAAGATATAGTAGAGTCTCCAATGATTGCTAAAGCACGTCTTCTAAGTTTTTCATATAAGATACCTTGTTCACTAGACATAGTGACATGTCTTTTTTGTCTTACTTTAGGTTTTAAATCTAAACATTCATCTTTACGAACTCTAAAAGAAAACTTATCTAATTTATGTTCCAATTCCTCAATGTTTTTGTAGTATTTAGGTATACTAATAAAACGGTTGGCCCCCATTTGTATTTGATGCATTTCAGCATATCTATTTCTAAAAGAATAAAAACTCTCAAAACCTAATAGTTTAGGATCTAAAAAATAACACTGAGAGTATAAATCAAGTGGGGATTTAGTCACTGGAGATCCAGTTAAAATTCTTCTAAATTTAATATGTTTACTAAGAGATAAAATGTATTTAGTTCTTTTAGCTTTTGGATTTTTAATCGTAGTAGACTCATCAATAACAGCAAAATTTTTAGGAAATTTTTTAAGAAAAGACTCTGCCTCTTTATACCCGTTTTTACCACTTAGGGCCTCTACATTCATTAGAAATATTTTAAGTTTTTTACTTTTTAAGAAAAAATTCCAGCTTTTAGGTTTATCTAATTTCCATTGGAATATATCTCTACCTACTACATCTGGTAGGTGCGCTTGTATTTCTTTACTCCATATAGTGTATACAGATTTTGGAGCAATAATTAATACTGTATCAATTTCTTTTCTTAAATATAAATACCCAATATTATCAATAGCTGTTTTAGTTTTACCAGTACCCATCTCCATAAAATAAGCATATGAATTTTCTTCAGCTGATTTATTTAAAGCAGTTCTTTGGTGTTCAAAAGGTTTAGTCTTATACGGGTATTTCCATTCCATCAAAATTATATTAATTTTTTTCTTGCATTAATCAAGAAAATAATTATTAAGGCTCCAGGAGGAAAATATGGAAAACTTAAATATAGAAAAGTTCTCAAATATCGAGTTAGGTAAAGACGAAGTTGAATCTATTTCTGATAAATGTAATGAACTAAAAAGTCTTCATAAACAAATTGAAGACAAAGAAGAAGAAATTTCTGAGCTGAAAAAAAAGGCCAAAGAATATGAGGAACGAATAATTCCTGATATGATGCACGAGGCAGGAGTTCAAAAGCTTGAGCTTAAAGACGGTTCAAAGGTTGAAGTAAAACCTTTTTATGCTGCTAAAATTCCTGAGTCGAGAAACGATGAGGCTTTTAGTTGGCTTAGAGATAACGGTCATGGAGACATGATCAAAAATATCTTAACGGCAAATATAGACAAAGGAAAAGACAATCAAGTTTCTGAGTTAATCAAAATTTGTGATGATCTTGGATTTGCATATACTCAAAAACAGAAGGTTGAACCTATGACCCTGAAGGCATTTGTTAAAGAACAAGTGGAAGAAGGAAAGCAGGTTCCATTCGACATGTTTGGAGTGTATATTGCTAATAAGACAAAAATAACGAACAAATAATAACGGAGTAACTATGAAAATAAATGACAAAAAAGAAGTCGCTGTCAAAGAAGTTGGTGGCGCTGTTGCAAATATAAATTTGGAACAATTTGCAGACGAAGGTTTTGAAAATGTAGACTCAAAAAGTTTGGCTTTACCATTTTTAAAAATACTTGGTCAACTATCTCCACAAGTAACGCAAGGAGATTCACAATTCATATCAGACGCAAGACCTGGTATGATTTTTAACACTGTAACTAATCAATTATATGATGGTCAAAAAGGAATTTCAGTAGTTCCATGTTTTTATAAGCTTGAGTATATTGAGTGGAGAGACAGAGGTATGGATGGAAGTTCAGCACCTGTAAATATCTATCCTGCAGACAGTGATATAATGTCGAAAACTAACAGAGACGATAAGAATAAAGATAGACTCGAAAACGGAAATTACGTTGAAGAGACTGCTTCACATTACGTCTTAATTGTGGAAGACAAAAATGTATCTAGCACTGCTATGATGACTATGAAATCTACTCAAAGAAAAAAATCTAAAAAGTGGAATTCAATGATGATGTCAGTGAGAGAGAAGAAAAAAGATGGATCAGGTTATTTCAAACCTGCACCATTTACTCAAACGTACACTCTTAAAACTGTACTAGAAAAGAATAATTTAGGTTCTTGGTATGGTTGGGAGATTGAACATGAGGGTACAATTCAATCGAGCGATGTCTTAGAGTCTGCTTATAATTTTTACAAAAGTTGTAAGCAAGGAGCTGTAAAAGTTAATCACGATAAAGAAGAGTCCACGGAAAAATCACCATTCTAGTATGGACGTACTTGACAAGACCCTGGGGGAGTTTATAGAACTCTTCCAGGGTTCACTCACATATTTTGGAGCTTCTAAACCGTTAGGCCAAACGCGTAGCCGGGACGGGAAGCAAGAATTTAGGCATTGGGTTGAACCCAAACCAATGACTAAGGATCATTGGTTACAACATTTAAAAGGAGAAGCTTACTATGGATCCGTTCCCATTCGAGATGATAATACATGCAGTTGGGGGGTCATCGATGTTGATCGTTATAATATACAGCATAAGGACGTTATATCGGTTATACGGAAAAGGAAATACCCACTCGTCCCATTCAGATCAAAATCCAACGGACTCCATTTAATATTATTCATTGACGGTGTTGTCGAAGCTTCCGACATGCGTAAAAAATTAATTGAGCTTGCTTCTGATTTAGGTGTTAATGATACTACAACAGATATTTATCCTGCCCAAGACAAAGTAGATCTTACCCCGGAAAAGTGGGACGACAAACATAAAGGAAGTTATGTAAACCTTCCTTACCAAAAAGCGCACATGACAACTAGAGTTGCAATGGATGATGATGGTAACTCGATTAAATTAGAAGATTTATTTGAATTTGTAAAACAACATAAACTTACCCCAGAAAATTTTAAAAAATTAAAAGTATTTCAAGACGATGAAACAAAAGATTACCCACCTTGTGTAGTTAACTTTATGAAAAACAAAGTGCAAAAAGGTGAGGGCCGTAACGATGCTATGTTTAATGTAGCTGTATTAGGTAAAAAAATTAATCCAGATCCCGTCATGTACCAAGATTGGACACGTAAGATGATGGGTAAAGTATGTTCTGAGGAATTACATCCAAAAGAATTAGAAAATATTTTTAGAGGAGTTGAAAATAAAGAGTATGCTTATAAATGTAAAACATCCATAGCTAGAATGCATTGTTCTTCAAGCACATGTTTGAGACGTAAGCATGGTATTGGGGCTAATGAAGCTATACCTGAAGTTGGAAAACTTGTTAAAATAAATTCATATCCGGAACCTTATTGGATTCTTCCCATACAAGGAAAGTCAGTTAGATTATCTACAAAACAATTATACCAACAGCAACTATTAGGAGAGCAATTATTAAATTATGATATTGTTTGGAGACCTCTTAAAGCATCAAAAAGAGATCCAGATCCTTATAGAGATTGGCTTGAAGAATTAGTCTCTAACAAACAAGACATGGAAGGATTTGATGCTCATGAAGAACAGAATGATGTATTTAATTCAAGGTTATCGCAATTCTTAGAAGATGTAGAGGATACCACTGAGTTTGATCAAATAGACTCAGGAAATATTTGGATAGATAAAGTAGAGATGAGATTTAAATTAGAAACGTTTAGAAAATTTATGAAAAAGATGGGGTACAATTGGTCCGAAAAAGATTGTACTAAATTCTTAGAAGCAGGGGGAGCAGTGCCTAAGAAAAAATTTCAAAACATTGACACACGTCATTGGATTGTGAAATTACCAAAACAAACAGAGCATAAAAACAAAGATGTTAAATTCGTTAAACAAAAAGCTGCGTGGGAAGACAATTAAAATTTTTGGGCCACCCGGAACTGGAAAAACTGAGAATCTTTTAAGAAGAGTTCAACGTTTTTTAAAACAAGGAATATCTCCAGAAGAGATATGCTACATATCTTTTACTAATAAAGCGGTAGATGAATGTGTTGGACGTATTCGTAAAAAGTTTAAAGAATATGATGAAGACAGCTTTCAATATTTTAGAACCTTACATAGTTTGGCTCGACAGCAGTTTGCTGAAATACCGGTGTTAGATCCTAAAGCAGATTTGTTAATGTTTCATACACAATACGGAACGGTAAAAGTAAATTTTAAAAATGAATATGATGATGTAAAAGTTTATAACAATTGGTCGCTTCAAATTTATGATAGAGCAAGAAACATGAAAGTAGATCCAGTTTGGTTATATAAACAACAACCGAGAAAAGCGGTACGTTTACAACAGTTCAAGTCAATTATTGCGGGATACGAGGAGTTTAAAACAATGGAAATGGATAACGGACAACGGACAGCGGACAGACTAGACTTCACCGATATGGTAAAGAAATTTATAGATGATGCGGGACAACTTCCTATAAAAGTTTTGATGGTAGATGAAGCTCAAGATTTAACCCCGTTGCAGTGGGACATGGTTGTTAAAATTGCAAAAAATGTTTGGAGAGTTTACATAGCAGGAGACGATGATCAAGCAATCTATGAGTGGAATGGGGCTGAGGTAGAATATTTTCAAAGCTTTCCTGGAAGAAATGTAATTTTAAAAAAATCAGTAAGACTTAACAAAGACGTACATTTTTTTTCTAAATGTTTATTGTTAGGTATGAAAAACAATAGAGTAGAAAAAGAGTTTTATTCAAATGATAAAGATGGGGCCATATATTATTGGAATACTTTAAAGAAAGTACCTTGGAATTTAACTGGTAGTTGGTTAATCTTAGCACGTATCAATGATGTTAAAAAAGAACTACAAGAAGAAGCTAGGAATTTATCTCTTTATTATCAAGATGTTAAAGGCAATAAATCTTTTGACATGAATCAGTTCAAAGCTATTCAATATTGGGAAAAAATATGTGAAGGGGGAAGCATTACCAGAGAAGAAGCTTGCATTATGTATGAGTATTTACTAAACATAGACCATGGATTTAGGTCTCAAGACAGTAAAAAATGGTCGTTTGCTCATCCTAATCAGGTATTTAACTTTGACGAATTACATTTAAGATGTGGTATGACAGATAATAAGGGCCCTTGGTTAAAAGTTTTTAAAAGAAAATTTAAAGAAAAAGATAAGCAATATTTTTTAAAAATGATTAAGGAAGGTGTAGATTTAAACCAACCTCCTAAAATTATTATAGACACAATACACCAGGTAAAAGGAGGAGAAGCAGATAATGTTGTATTATCTAGTAAATGTAATTTTCCTTCACACTTTGAGAAAAAAAATTTAGCAGAGAAAATAAAAGAACTTCGGGTTTGGTATACGGGTGCAACCAGATCAAAGGGAACACTTCACTTGTTAGGCACTCATCATCAATTTAATTTTCCTTTAGGAAAATATTACAAACTATACGAGGCTAATTATGTCAGATAAAAATATGTTCGATGAAGCTTTTCCTCAAGATAAACAAATTGGGGGATCTCACTACCAACACTATTTAATTCAACCCTATGAATTTATATCTAAAAACGAACTCACGTTTTTTCAAGGAAACGTTGTAAAATATGTTTTGAGATATCCATATAAAAATGGTATAGAAGATCTTGAAAAGATAAAACACTATTGCGATTTAGAAATTGAAAAAATTAAAAATGCCAAAAAAGAAAAGTAAAATAATATTGTGTGAGAAATGTAATGATTTTGCGGCTGTGATAATTCACAATTATAATTACTACTGTGCAGAGTGTGCACTTTTCATAATGAATATTCCGTACAAAAAAGCAACATTCATAGAGGATGCAAATTTAAGTAGGAAGGTACAATGACTCATCAATTAAATTTTATATACAATGATTCTGATTGGGTGTGTCCTTCAGAATATCCAGATTTATCTCAGGCAAAAGAAATTGCAATCGATCTAGAAACTAAAGACCCAAATATTAAAACTAAGGGATCAGGTTGGGCAACCTTTGATGGCCATATCGTAGGTTTTGCAGTTGCTGCGTTTGATCAACAATGGTACTTCCCAATAGGCCATGATGCAGGTGGTAATATGGATATTTCAATGACCACTGCTTTTATACAAGACATTCTCAAAACTCCTGCAACTAAAATTTTTCACAACGCTAGTTATGATGTGGGTTGGTTGTTGGTAAATGGATTCGAGATTAGAGGTAAAATAATTGATACTATGATTGCGGCCGCAGTAGTAAATGAAAACAGATTTAGTTTTAGTTTAAATGCTTGTGCTAAAGATTATTTAGGTGAGATAAAAAATGAAACTTTCTTAAATGAAAAAGCTAAAGAATGGGGTATAGATCCTAAAGCAGATATGTGGAGATTACCCGCAGGTTATGTAGGTTTTTATGCAGAACAAGATGCGGCCTTAACTTTAAAATTATGGCAAAGATTAAAACAAGAAATTGTTAAACAAGATTTACATGATGTTTGGGAAATGGAAATGGAATTACTTCCTATCTTAATTGATATGAGAAGAAGGGGAATTCGAGTTGACATAGATAAGGCTGAACAAATTAAAAAAGAATTTAAACAAAAAGAGGCAATTGTTTTAAAAAAAATTAAGGATGAAACTACAATAGGTGTAGACATTTGGGCCGCAAGATCAGTAGCGCAAGTGTTTGATCGAATAGGTGTTGATTACCCACGGACAGCGAAAACCGAAGAACCTAGCTTCACACAAAATTGGTTAATAAATTGTAATAACCCGATAGCGCAACTAATAAGAGAAGCAAGAGAAATAAATAAATTCCATTCAACATTCATAGACTCCGTTTTAAGATATACTCACAAAGGTAAAATCCATTCTGAAATAAATCAATTAAGATCTGACCAAGGTGGAACAGTATCAGGACGTTTATCATATTCCAATCCAAATCTCCAACAAATTCCAGCGCGTAATAAAGAGTTTGGAGACAAGATAAGAAGTTTATTCTTACCCGAAGAAGGTAAACAGTGGGGAAGCTTTGACTACTCACAACAGGAACCGAGACTTGTTGCTCACTACGCGGCATCAGTTTCAAAACAATTTGCAGGGGCCGATGAATTTATTCAAGCATATGAAGATGAGTCTGCAGACTTCCATCAAATAGTTGCGGACATGGCCGGAATTTCAAGAACGCAAGCTAAGACAATTAACTTAGGTTTGTTTTATGGAATGGGTAAAGCAAAATTAGCTAAGGAACTTGGTATAGATAAAGATAGCGCGGAGAGATTGTTGAATACTTATAATGATAGAGTTCCTTTTGTAAAAAAATTAGCAGTTGAAGTTACATCAAGCGCTTCTAAATATGGGTTTGTGAGAACAATAAAAGGTAGAAAGTGTAGATTTGATATGTGGGAACCATCCACTTTTGGTATGAATAAGGCTATGCATTATGAAGAAGCAAAAGCAATTTATGGAAATAACATTAGACGTGCTTTCACTTACAAAGCTTTAAATAGATTAATTCAAGGATCTGCTGCAGATCAAACAAAGCAAGCTATGATTGATTGTCACAAAGCGGGGTATCAACCTTTGTTACAAATACATGATGAATTATGTTTCTCAATCAATGAAGAAAAAGATGTTAAAATTGTAAAAGATAAAATGGAAAATGCAATTGATACATTGAAAGTTCCTTCTAAGGTAGATATTGCCTTAGGTAAATCTTGGGGTGAAGCTAAAGAATAATTGTTTTAGTTAATGTAAAAATTTATCAATTTTTTTTTCAAATTTATAATTTGATTTTTTTAAATCTTGGCAGATGTCATCGAACAAATGCCATAAATCTACTTCACTTTTTTTTAATTTTTTAAAACCACCAACAAAATGAGCTTTACTTGAAATTAGATCTTCTATTATTTCAATATCTTTAACAGACAAATAAACTTTAACACCTTTAACTTTTTTTTGAGACATAGATAGCCTACAGAATAATTGAAAAAATAAAAAATGCTAGTTTTTTTTTAACTAGCAACATCTAGAAGACCTTTTTTTGCGTCTTCCACACTTTGATCATTGATCTTTTTTCTAAGATCTTTGATTTTTATATCCATCCACTTCATGTCAGTAGTCACTCTACCCTGTGCTAACGCTTGTGTTGCCCACTTGGACTCCAACTGAAGTTTTTCCGATATTAACTTTTGTAGTGCCATTTCGGTCTACCTCCTCAAAGGTTAAGAAAAGGACATTGGGATCATGGAAACCAGGGCCTTCTCTTTCTATTACGTCTCCTGAGTCAACCTTCTTTACAAAATCCTCAAGGACGGCCTTATCGTTCTCAGCCTCAAGCATCTCATCGAGATATATATTTTTATAGTTTGCTTGGACGCGATATAGCTTCATGTGGTATTATATATCAAAATGTGACAAGATTGCAATACTAAGCAGTGTTAAGACTTCTGCATTCAAATCTAATGGCTAATTTTTCTTTATTTATACGATCAAGACCATAATTTTCATCTTCTACCAGTAATTTAAGGGTTTTTTGAGATATTGCATAACCCGCTATTGCACAATCATAATGATTTGTGAACTGAAATCCAGGTATGTGAGGATCAATACACTTACTAGTTATCATACTACAGAGATGTAACACCAAAATAAACTTCATTATCCTATATTATCCTACCTTATTATTTACTTGCATATCCCATAAAAATATATATATAAGGAGAGGCAATGAATAACATTATCATAAATAAAAACAAAAATAAAGGGAAACAAAATGGCTAAGAAAAAGATACATGTAATTTTAACAGAAGAAGAAATTACAAATATTTTAAATAGATTTTCTGTTGGAATGCTATCAGATAATTTAGATGAAGAAGATAAAAATTTGGCAAGAAAATTAAATTTTGCCTTAAACCAAATTGAAAGTGAACAGAAATAATGAAATCAAAATCTGAAGCTTTTAATGATTGGGTGAATGAAATGGACAAGGTACTTTCTGAAACTCAAACTATAACAATAGATGGTCAACCGATGGAAGAATCTGATGATCATTTTAAATCACAATTAAAAAAACTTGCAAAAGTTCCGCTAGTCCTAGATGATCAGGCTGTCTACCCACTTAATGAGTGGACATCTTCTGATTTAGTCCATAGTGAAATTGATGCAAAAAATATGGAGAATGAATAATGTCTAAAGCAAAAATAAAAGACGACAATGTAATATACGTTACAAGAGATTACAGTATGTTTAAAACTGTAAGAGGAAATCGTGAGGTGGACAAAGGACACGTTGCGAAATTAAAAAAAGAAATCAAGAAAAGAGATCTTGATCTTCCCATCTTTATCAATGAACATGATGAAGTTGTAGATGGACAACATACCCTACAAGCACGTAAAGAATTGGGTAAACCTATCAAATACATAAGAGGTAAATTCGAAAATGAATTCGATGTTGCTATTATGAATGCCAATAGAAAAAATTGGTCTATGAAGGGTTACTTAGACTTTCACATTGAAAACGGTAAAAAAGATTATCAAATCGTTCGAGCAATGACTAAACAATATTCACTACCTTTAGAGTGTGCAATATTTTTACTTGCTGGAGGTTATTCAATGTGGAGAGAAACTAGAAATGATTTTAAACAAGGTAAGTTTAAAATTACAGCGTTACAAAGATGTAATGATATTGGTAGTTCGTTAATGTTTATGAAAAATAACTTTAACATTAAACTAACCAGATCTTTTATTACTGCTTACGCGGTGGTTTCGGAACATCCTAAATTTAAATGGGATCGTTTTAAAACTGCATTGAAAAGTAAATCTGCGATGTTGTTGCGGGGTACAAATACTGAAGATTTTGTTAGAGTATTTGATAAAATCTACAACGGTAATGTTCACAATAAAATAAACTTTACCAGGTATTTTATTGACCGAGAATACCAAGAGGATGAATTAAACAATAACTAAACAGAAAGAAAACAATGGACATAAACAAATGGAAATCCTGTGCCGTTGACATTGATACTTATTGCTTGTTAAGAGCAATGGGTAGTCACGGCTTTAGGAAACCGGCATCGATGATTGCTAAAATTACCGATGATGAAGTTAAAAAAATTGCTAAAAAGCAAAACGCTTCGTACGAAAAGACGAAAGAAAATTTACTATCTCAAGGGCGCAAGCTACTGAACGGTAAATAATGGCCATGTTGAGCGGTGCCCGGTAGCCTGGGCCCGCTCAATTAAATACTTGCAAAGTTTTCAAATCACCTATAAAGTAAGATATCGTATTCCAAATCACCTAAATGAAAAAGTGGGGTTAATCACTTTACATTCAATAATCACGAAAAACTTTAATTAACTTAATTTTTGAGAGGTTAAAGGTGTATGGGTACGATATTTTTGTTTTTAGACATTTCCCGATTATTTGGGAAACTTACATGCGGAGACTATCCATTCCATATCTTTTCCCCTCCGCATGTAAAATAATGGAAGATCTAGATAGTATTACTCAGGAAAAAATAGAAATTTGTCGTAGTCTTACGGGAGAGGAACGTTCTGAGTTTATAGAAAATCATTTGGATGATTATTATTTTGCCATGAATATTGTAACTAACCGAAAAGTATTAAGGCATTATCGTGAATTATTCACTAAACTTATTAAAGATTTTGGGCACTAATATAGCAAGAGAACTGCTTAACGAAAAACGGACACCGGAGGAGCGGTTGTTTCAGGCTATAATATTACAGGCTTTTGAGGACGCTTTAAATATGGGGGAGCATAAGCATGACGCTTACTGTAAACAGGATAGCTATAACTGGTTTACTAATGATACAAAACATTTTAACGATATCTGTTGGTTCGCTAATTTTGAGCCGGAG